GGCATCGTAAGGATACGTAAGGAGTATCACAGACGCAGAGCAGTGGCTTATCTACAAGCAACAGAGGACACACTAGATTGGATAAAGGCTTTCAACGATACAAACCAAAGTAACCTACCTCGTTACAGCCCTTGTATTATCCAGCCTAAAGATTGGACAGAGTTCTTCGGGGGTGGTTACTACAGTGATCACATAAATAAAAAACCTTTCTTGCGAGTACATGGATTATGAAGAAGCACGTTGAGGAATACATAGAAAAGTTTAACCAACGAGATGTTAGCGTTGAATACAAATGTGTGAACGCCTTACAACGCACACCTTGGAGAGTTAATAGTTTTGTTTGTGATGTCTTACGTACAGCATGGAATAGCGGACAACAGTGGCAAGGTCTACCACCAAGAGACAATGCACCAGTGCCACCTTATCCGTTTGCAGTTGATCCTAAGTTTCTAAGAGAAGACCAGAAGGCAGAGTTCAAAGAGTTTAAGAGTAAGCGGAACAAAATATACACGGAGAATGCACGTAACCTATCAAGACGTATACAGGTTGAGCGTACAATCCAACTAGCAGAAGAGTATTTAGCCCATGATGATTTTTGGTTTGTGTGGCAGTTAGACTTTAGAGGCCGTAAGTACCCAGTTGAATCTTTTTTATCACCACAAAACGCTGACTACAGCAAAGCATTATTAGAATTCAGCCAGTCCGTTACTATGGACAGTGCAGCAAGTGCTAAATGGTTAGCAATTCACGGCGCTAACGTCTTCGGAGTTGATAAAGTAAGCCTAGAAGACCGAGAAATGTGGGCTTACATGAATACTGAGAACGCTATCAGTGTATATAATGATCCATTAGGCAGTAAATGGTGGCAAGAAGCTGACAAACCATGGCAAGCATTAGCATGGTGCAAAGAATGGGCAGAGTACAACATCGCCAGAGCTGCTGGAGAGCCGTATGAGACACGCTTACCATGTGCTAGTGATGGTTCATGTAATGGCTTACAACATCTCTCAGCGATGCTCAGGGACTATGAGGGCGGTAGAGCTGTCAACCTTACACCTAGCAAAGAACCACAGGATATATATTCTGATGTTGCAACTAAAGCTACAGCCTTGTTAGAAAAAGAGGGGACGTTGATGGCTAGGCAGCTACTTGAAATAGGTATATGCCGTAAGATATGTAAGCGACCAGTAATGATTGTCCCTTATAGTGGCACACGTCACTCATGTAGGGACTATATCATGGAGGCTTTAGAAGAAAAATGTAAAGGACGTAACCCTTGGGGTGACAACTTTTTTCAACCGTCTCTTTATTTATCAGGTTTTGTTTGGCAAGCAATCAGTGAAGTAATTGTCTCAGCTTTTGATGCAATGAAATACATTAAAGATATTGCAAAGCTATACGTAGAGAATGGTTTATCCTTTAGTTGGGAAACACCTACAAACTTATTAGTAAGGCAGCACTACCCTAACAGTACGTCTAAGCGTGTGAAGTCCCACCTTAACGGATCGTTGGTGTCACTGCGATACAGAGAGACTGATGATACTTCTATCGACAAGCGTAAGATGTTATCAGGGGCAAGCCCAAACTTTGTACACTCTCTTGATGCAGCAGCGTTGACTATAACTGTAAGCAAATGTTTAGACGCAGGTATAACTGACTTTGCTATGGTGCATGACAGCTATGGGACACACAGTCCAAACATGCCACTACTAAACGATGAGCTACGTAAAGCCTTTGTTGAGATGTACGAGGAGCATGACGTGCTTCTTAATCTCTACACAAGCGCAGTAGCTACATTACCGAAAGAGGTATTAGTACCACCTCCACCAGCCAAAGGTACTCTTGATTTAAAGGAGGTGCTACAAAGTGATTACTTTTTCGCCTAAGTTCTAAAAGTACCGTTAAGCCCAACACCCCCGTTCAACATTAACTATATAGGAAAGAGATAACATGGCTAAAAATATATTAGTATTAGAAGGCAGCGCATTATGGGCTAAAGTATTTGAACCTGATACAAAGTTCAACCCATTGGGTGACTACAGTATCAATCTACAAATGCCAGTGGCTGATGCTGCCGCAATGAGTGAGCAACTAGAATCAATAGTTCAAGCAAAGTTTAATGAGGCGATTAAAGAAGATCCCCGCCTCAAGAATACGCTGACCACTCAAGACGTATACACTACAGTCTTTGATCGTGAGACAGGTGATGACACAGGCTTAGTCGAGTTTAAGTTCAAACTCAAAGCTAAGGTACAGAAACGTGACGGCACTTACTACGAACAACAACCTGCTGTACTGGATTCAAAGAAAGTACCAATCAGTAAAGACGTACTGGTAGGCAATGGCTCTCGTGTTAAGGTAGCCTTTGAACCAATCCCGTATGTTATGGCGAGCACTAAGAAAGCTGGTGTCTCTCTACGATTGAAAGCAGTGCAAGTAATTGACCTAGTAGAGTACGGTAACTCCGCTGCTAGTGTCTTTGATGAGGAAGATGGTTTCGTAGCACCTCCTGCTACTGAAGCCGCTAATGCTCCTTTAACAGAGGAGCTTGCTGATGTCGCTGACTTCTAGATCGACCCTAGAAGAACGAGTACAGCTTAACCTCAACGCCCGTGGGATAGCTTATGAGTATGAACCTTGTAAGCTACCCTACGTGGTAGAACGTAACTACATCCCTGATCTAAAGATTGGGGACATTTACATCGAGGTCAAAGGTTACTTCCGACAAGATGCTCAACGTAAGATGAGAAGCATGAAGGAACAACACCCTGAGTTAGACATTCGTTTTCTTTTTCAACGTAACAACAGCACAGTGCAGGGAGCTAAGAAAAGAAAAGATGGTACTAAGATGACGTGTTCAGAATGGGCAGAGCGTCATAACTTTATTTACGCAGAGGAGATCATACCTGATGAGTGGTTCAACTAGCTTTAGAATTGAAGTAGCAATAACTGATAACAGTAGTGATGCAGATGGCGCAACAGCTACCATCATAAGACGTGGGGATCATCTAGCCCTTGTCGATTTAGAAGAGGCGTTCACCTCTGCTGTTAAGGGCATGGGTTTTCATGCTGCTGTTGAGATCGAACCTACAGGAATAGAGTAATGGAACAACAGGAGAGTGAATTTTTAATGCACACTCCATGCGAGAAGTGTGGCTCGTCAGATGCAAACAGTTTGTACACTGATGGTCACACCTTTTGCTTTGCGTGTAATACGTATGGGCAATCCCAAGAGGAGGCTAAGGTGATCGAGATTAAACCAGTAGATTTTTTAACAGGAACACATGAAGTATTAGTTAAGCGATGTCTCACAGAAAAGACAGTTAAGTTTTGGGATTATCAAACAGGAACCTTTAATGGCCAGACAACGCAGATTGCAAATCACAAAACCAAAGACGGCAAAACCGTTGCTCAGAAAATTAGAACAGCAGGAAAGAATTTCTCAGTACGTGGAGCAATCAAAGAAGCAGGACTCTACGGACAATGGTTATGGAGAGATGGTGGCAAGAATGTCACCATCGTTGAAGGGGAACTAGATGCCCTCTCAATGTCACAAGCGTTCGATCACAAGTGGCCTGTAGTAAGTTTAAAGACTGGTGCAGCAGGTGCTAAGAAAGATATTAAGCAAGCTATAGAATGGTTAGAGAAGTTTGAAAGTGTCGTATTTATGTTCGACAATGATGAGGTAGGACAGGAAGCAGCTCTTGAATGTGCAGCACTACTATCACCTCGCAAAGCTAAGATAGCAAAGCTACCGCTTAAAGATGCAAGCGATATGATTATGGCTGGCCGACACGCAGAGTTAATAGATTGCTTCTGGTCAGCTAAAGGTTTTCAACCAGACGGTATCATTAATGGTGCTGATCTATGGGAAGAAGTATCGACGGAGAAAGAGGTACACAGTGTTCCTTACCCGTATGCAGAGCTTAATGAAAAGATAGGTGGCTGTAGGTTAGGTGAGATCGTAACAGTAACAGCAGGATCAGGATTAGGTAAGAGTCAGCTCACACGAGAGTTTGCATATCATCTACTGAAGGAGGGCGCTACCATAGGCTACGTTGCGTTAGAGGAATCTAGTAAACGCACAGCTCAGGGATTGATGTCCTTGCACCTGAACCAATTAGTACATTTAAAAGAAGTACCCAAGGCTGATCTTAAAGAAGCCTTTGACGCTACTATGGGCACAGGCAGAGTCTTTATGTATGACCACTGGGGATCAACAGAGGGTGATAACTTACTCGCTAAGATCCGATACCTTGCAAGAGGTTGTGGTTGTCAGTACATTATCTTAGATCACATTAGTATTGTTGTTAGTGGTCTTGAAGGTGGTGATGAAAGACGTATCATCGATAACATGATGACAAAGCTCAGATCAATTACAGAAGAATTAAATATAGGTATGATTGTTGTATCGCATTTACGAAGACCAAGCGGTGACAAAGGACATGAAGAAGGTGTGATGACTTCTCTATCGCAACTCAGGGGCAGTGCCTCCATAGGCCAGCTATCTGATATTGTTATAGGGTTAGAAAGAAACCAGCAAGATGAAGAGTCATCTAACATTACAACACTACGAGTATTAAAGAACAGGTGGTCAGGTGAGACTGGTATAGCAGGTCAGTTATGCTACTCCGCAACAACAGGTAGAATGTTCGAGGGTGTCTTTGACGACACACCTTTTTAATCAATCCAGCGAGATGATATATGTTAATTTTTGATTTAGAAACAGATGGCTTATTAGATGATGTAACTAAGGTTCATTGTATGGTTACACATGATACAGAGACAGGCGAGGTCAAGACGTATGACCCTGATCATATAGAAGATGGGATAGAAGCATTGCGTGATGCGCAACAGATAGGTGGCCACAACGTAATGTCATATGACCTACCAGTGTTAGAGAAATTATATTTCTTTGGTTACTATGGACAAGTGTTCGATACGTTAGTAGCCTCACGTTTGATCTGGCCTAACATGAAAGAGAAAGACATGCTCAAGCGTACCGTTGACAATAAGTTAATTGGGTCGCACTCGTTAAAGGCATGGGGACAACGCTTAAAGTTTCATAAGGGTGACTACGGAGAGCAGGACGAAGCATGGGATGCCTACACACAACAGATGCTAGATTATTGTGTGCAAGATGTAGCTCTTAACGTCAAGTTGTACGAGTTGATCTTATCGAAGAAGTACCCTGAAGAACCTATGCGTCTTGAACACGAGATGAACCGCTTACTAAACAGACAACAACGTGCAGGTTTTCCTTTTGATGTACCAAAAGCACAGAAGCTCTACACTCTCTTATCAACACGTAAGTTAGAAATAGAAACAAAGCTTGTTGAAACTCTTGAGCCTACTATCATTGTGCTCAAGACCAAAACAAAGACTATACCTTTTAACCCTGCATCACGACAACAGATTGCAGACAGGTTACAGAAGTTAGGTTGGAAGCCTGAAGAGTTCACTCCATCTGGAGAACCAAAAGTTGACGAAAAAATCTTGGCAGGAATTGACTTGCCTGAAGCTGCATTATTGACTGAGTTCTTAATGCTAAACAAACGACTGGGGCAATTAGGAAATGGAAAACAAGCATGGCTTAAACTGGAAAAAGCTGGACGCATCCACGGGCGGGTTAATCACATGGGCGCTGTCACTTCCCGCTGTACTCATAGTGATCCTAATGTTGCTCAAGTACCTTCCGCAGGAGCAGCCTTTGGTAAGGAATGCAGAGAGTTATTCCATGCACCAAGCGGCTACTCATTACTCGGAGCAGATGCAAGCGGTTTAGAACTACGCT